AAATCACCAGAATTCGATTCTACAGTCCAATAAAGTGTGCCATCAGCAACATTTGTAGTTGAGACGTTGATTGTTAAATCAGACCCTTCATTTATATTATTGACAGATTCTACAGCATTATAAGTTGGAACTGGATCTTGTGATGTGTCATTTATTGTTATATCTAAAGATTCGCCTAACCCATCCAATGTTACAGTAAATATTTCGGAGTTTTCTGTTGTGTTATCAGAACTTATTATCAGACTAAAAGTTGCTGAGTTATTAGATCCTACAACAAATTCACCAGCACCTAAACTATCCAAATTACTAAAATCATTAGGGTCTATGTTTGAACCACTTATAGTAAATGGAACCACTGTATTTTCAGCAACGTTAGCGGTTGCTAAAATTAATGTTACGGAAAAACCTTCATTGATAGAAGTTGTGCTGGAGGATAATATGTATGTTGGGGTAACGTCATTGATCGGAACATTGACAGTTTCACCTAATCCATCTAGAGATAGGGAGAATGTTTGACCGGAAAGTTCGATTATAGCATTATTTTTAACGGAAACATTTAAAGTATCAGAATTATTTGTGATATCAAAGTTGCCGTTTTCACTATTTATCCCTTCAAGATCATTAACATCTACTCCACTTATAGTATAAGGAACTTGTGTTCCGTCATCCACGTTAGTTGTAGTTAAAGTAATTCCAAACGAACCACCCTCATTGACTGAAGCAGAACTTGAAGATAGTGAATAAGTTGGGTTAGGAGATTCTTGGGAAGAGTCTTGTGAGGAATCCTGTGAAGGAACTATATAATACCTAATCTCAAATCTATCACCTTCAGTTAAAACATCAGAATTTATTTTTAATTCATTATCATTTTGAAAAACGTAGTCTTTGTTTATCCCATGTCTTATTTTTTGACCGTTGAAGAAAACTTTGGATAAAGAAACGAATTCTGGATTGTAATTTTCAGATAATGTGATAACTTCATTATTAAAATCTGTATTGCTATTATCACAAGTTACATACTCTGCATGCTCTTTAACTTTAATAAAAGATGTTGTTGATGTATTAGTATCAGTTGAAGCAATTTTTATTAAACCTGCTTGTAAACCAGTCTCTGTTGAAGATTTTATTTGATCTTCAACATATTTTTTAACGGATCTTTGTGTAGGAACTTTTGTATCAGAACCATCAGGGTTTGCCGTATCCGACATGGCATCATCATCAGCCGTGAAATCTAAATGTGAGAACTGAACTGCCGAATCCGCAATTCTAGTGATAATTTCACCGGCAGAATCTCCAGAAAATGTAGGACTATTGACCGTAACTACATCTCCAGTTAAAGTTATATTAACTGTAGTGTCAAACTTTATATCACCTTGAATATAGGAACTTAATACAGCTTTATTAGTCTGTCCGAAATATATTTCCTGTGACCCAGATATGTCTCCAGCAGAATCGAATAATTTGAATTTATTTTTACCATCTTCTAAACTGGCATCTCGAACAAGACCTGCGAAATTAGGAGTAGCACCGTAAGAGAAAACTATACCCATATCAATTAAATCATCAGTATTTCCTTGACCTAAGTGTAGTAAAGGGTCACTAATTTTTAAGTCTGGAGATTTTATATCTACCGTTTTTGTTTCAACATTAACTGTCAAGTTTCCATCAATTGTTAGATTCTGAGTTATTTCTACATCTGTAAATTTACCAGAACCTGCTGAATCTAAACCTATTTGAGTTCCTTCAATAGAACCTCCAGATATATTTGTTTTTGAGGAAGAGAATTTGTCTCCTGCGGAATGTTCAATTTTTCCAGAGACTGTATGTGTATCAGTGGTCGAAGTTAGTTCTCCTTCACCTTGAACATTTAAACTTGAATCTAATGTAACATCCCCTTGAAGGTCTGCTGCTGAATCTGTAACTTCAAGAGTTTCTGTTTGAAGTTGTCCAGATACATTAACTCCTCCTTGAAGGTCTGCTGCTGAATCAACACCTAAAGTGTCTTGAATTGTAGCATCAGTTAAAATGTTATTTGATGCTGTGCCTTCCAATTTTCCTGAAAGAACGTTACTTCCAGCAGAATCAGTTACGGTCAATTTACCTTGAGATTCTAAAGAGTTGCTAGCAGTTGCAGTAGAAGTACTTAAAGTATTAAATTGGACTTCCGCAGCTGAATCAAGACCTAATAATTCTCTAGCATTCGACTCATTTAATGATTCAATTTCTCCGGCAGAATCGGATTGTCTACCTAAAATTCTTTTTGATGAAAAATTTGCCAATTTATCAAATGATACAGAATTGTCTTTTAGCTGTGTCTTACCTCTTAGTTTTAAAGACATTTTATGCTCCCTCAAATTAAAAATTATTTATTTTATATTTTGTATTTTTTAAATTAAAGTATAGGAATATAGGTTCAGTAGAATTTACAATACAATAGAACCGACACTCCTTAATAACTTATTAGTTGCTATAGCATTATATAAAGTTTCAATAATACACATATACTTATATATGTATAATCAAAATAAACTCAAGGATCTGAAAAAAAGAATAAATTTTAACTTTTTATGTATACGATTCTAATTTTATCATCAACAGTTAAGATTAAATTTGATATATTAACTCTATTTTGACTTATAAAGTTATATTCATCTGGAAAACTGTTCATAATACCATTAATATAAACTTCAGATATATCATAATAATTTGGGTCTGCTGAAAAAGATATATCTAAATACCCATTATCAATATCTTCCTGTGTTATTGTAAAAGTTTCCGATTCCATCAATTCAAAAGTTGAAGCAGAACCAACACTTCCCATATCAACGAATTGAAATTTTCTCAAAGATTGATTGTAAGATAATGTATACCCATTTTGAAGATTTGACTTATCAATATCATGCATATCTAATATGTTAATAGCACCTCCACCGGAAGTTGCTGATAAAAAAGTGGACTTGACATTAGACATTTGCTCCATCATCATTTTTTTGAATAAATTAAATTCATTTGAAAGATTACTCAACTTCTTGTCATGCTCTTTTTTCATTAGGTCTATATTTTTTTGATGTTCTTGTTTTATCTGATTTATCTCAGAATTTAATAGATCGTTATACTTCTCTTCAACATTTTCAATTTTACCATCTATTATTTGATCGGCCTCTTTTACTATCTCGTCTTTGAATTTAGATTTAGAACTGAATTCAGGAACAAAAAATTCTAAAGGGTCTGATTTAAACGTTTCTAAACTTTCTTTACCAACTCTTCTTTTTGTTAAGTCTATATCTAAAGCTTTTACGACAGAATTTTCTGATACCATATTAGCATGAACATTAAAGAAATTTTGAAACTCTTGATTCATTTCCAATTTATCAAAAGATTCTTCAATAAATTTTAAATTAAAATCACAAACAACTTTAGAATCTTGAACTTCTTCTAAAGACTCTTTCAATTGTTTAACATTTTTATTTTGAGGAATTTCTTCTAATTTAGGGAAATATGAAGAGAATTCGTGATTAAGAGTCTTGAAGTCGAGTGAAACATTCTCCCTAAAAATATCAAAGTTCATTTGAGGGATAGGGGAAACGACCGATTCAACTTTCTCACAATCAAAGAAAGATTCAAAATTTTCATTCAATTTTAGAAAAATATCTTTGTCGAAATTTTCATTGAATTCAACTTGCAATTTTGAATTTTCTATTTTATGGAAAAAATTTTGTACTTTTTTATCTTCAATAAACTCTAAACTTTCTCCAAATAAAGAATTAAAACTCAGATTTATATCATCATATGATACTTTCTCAGACCTCACTCCAAAAGAAAAATTAAAATCTTGATCATTATGCTTAGAATGATGAAATTTTTCTATTTGATTCAATTTTTTAGGAGTCTTTGTAAATAAACTATTGAAATCGTTATCTATTTCAGAAAAATTGGAATTTTCATTCAACTTAACAGAGAATAAAGTATCACTTGAATTTACAATATTAAAAAATTCCCCAAAATCTCTATTCAATTGATTTTCGGATAAATTTTTTAATACAATATCAAAATTTATTTTTCTCATTTTACTCTTTATTTACTATTTAATATATCTTTGACTTTTTTCAAATTAGCAGTTCTTAAAATAGACTCCTGCTCAACTATAAGTTCTTCATCAACACCAGTTTCATCGGTCACATAATTCACAGAATCAAAATTCAACCCAGAAGAGTTTTGTGGAGGTGTGGTTTTAGGAGGTCCAGCAACACTACCAAAACTTCCAGCGTCATCAAAATCATCATCTCCCAAATCTCCTCCCGAAGTTTCTTTTTCGATTTCCTTTTTCATCTCTTCAATTTCAACATCACTTAAATTGAAAATATTATTCTTAACCCATTTTCTAGAAAAGTATTCACCAACAAAAGATTCTGCCTCTTGTGCTAAACGGAATCTTTCCGTATACATTTCAATTTCTTTTAACTCAGAGAAATAAGAATTGTTATGAAATTGAAATTCAATTCTTTGCTTATTCTTATCCCATTCCTCTTTTGTCAACACACCCTTCATTATTAATTGGGTTCCTAGAATATCAAAGAATACCTCGGAAAATCGCACTCTCAGTCTTCCAATAAATTTAGAGAACTTGACCTCGTCCCTTGTTATTTCCCCACTTCTACCCATATTAAAGGCAGTCTCCTGCTCTAGTCTAGATGTTGGGACATTCAAAGCTTTGTAAAGTTTCTTCTTAAAATATTCAACATCTTCAATATCACCTAGATTTTGGCCTCCAGGAAGAGTTGATATCTCTGTTCCTGATTTCCCTTCTCTTCTAGGCAACCAGTAATCCTCAGTCATTGTGCTATATTTTCTATCATCTCTCACATCACCTGTATCAGAATCATAAACTAATTTATTTCTAAACCTTCTCATTACATCTTGAAGATATTGTTCTGCTTTTGTTCTAGGAAGATTCCCAACATCGATGTAGAACACCCTTCTTTCTGGAGCTCTTGATATTCGATATATTACAACACTATCTTCTAGCATTATTAATTGATTGAGAGGTTTGATTGCTTTATGTAGATGTGATAAAACTAAATTTTTGGTTCCGTCGTACATTCCAGAATGAGAATAAGCAATATTATCAATCGGTATCTTAACACTAGAAACTGGATTGTTCTTAGAGTATGCCATATTGTAATTTGGAGTTGAATCACTAGTAGAAGTGTACATATAATACTCACTTATATTTTTAATAACTTCTATTCCAGTTTTATCATCAACTTCTTTGTGAACTTCTTTTACTTTTTTAACATTTAAAGAGTCTAGTCTTTTGATTGATTGAAGACCTTTGCTTTTTTGTTTATGTGGAACTTTTTGATAGAATATTCTACCATCAATATACCACGATTTGAATATTTCAAACCCTTTGGTTCGGAACTCTAATAAATCTAAAACATTTTCAAATTCATTTGCTATCTTCTTCTGAAGAGATTTGCTCCATTTTGTGTTGTCCATATTGACCGAAACTACATCATTACCTTCTTCAATAACTACAGACTCAATACAGATATCATTCACAGCTTCATCAACTTCTGGTTGAATTGCCATCACTCTATATCTCTTAATCAAATCATTTTCATTATTAATAGTTTGGTTGTAGTTTAGAGATTGACCGGAAGCAAAAAATACACCTGCTCCGTCTTCTTTCCTGACCTCAAATATCTTAGAACCGTCATCATTAGGTTCATTCAATACTGGCATATCAAGTTTCTCTTCTTCTTTATTTCTTAAAAACTTAAATAAATCGAATTCGTATCCTAATATTTTCGGCATATTTTCTCCACTGTATAACACAAAAGGGTTCTACCATTATTTAGTAGAACCCTTTTATAATTAAATTCTTATTGTTATTATCCCTTTTCAACTCCAGAATTATTCAAATCTTCAAAATAGTCAAAAGACCAAGTTACAGTGTACTCTTGAAGAGCATCATTACCCCAATCTAAGGAAACTTCACCGATCTGAGTTGGAAATAAACCAAAAAATTTGTATCCACCTAAATTATCGTCTCCAGTCTTACCAATAGCTTGGACTGATGCAGTTCTCTTATAGTGTTTCATTTCTGGACCGCCTGACATAGTATTTTCAACTGTACTATTAATTGAATGCATCCATGCTTCCAAAGATTTACGGATGTTCATACTCTCATCATTAATAACAGTGACTGTCCAGTCGGCATACTCAGGTCTTGTTCCAGCAAGCTTGATAGTCCTGCCTTGGTAATTAACGTTAATAGGGTTTATTGATGATTGCGGTAAACTTGTGATTTTACACATAAATTCAACAAATTTGCTGGAATCAGGTGCAGGATTTGACCCCCCCTCTACAGCAGGAAGATCCGCATCCCATGTCACCTTAAATAAGTTGGCTCTAGCACCACTCTGTGCGAGGTTTTTCTTAAAAGTTTCTATATTCATTTCTTACTCCTATTAATTTCCTACAACTTCACTGAAATCAACATCTGTTCTAACAGCAACAAAATTAAGTTCTATAAAGTTAATACTTCTGGCAGGTTTAATATAAATATCTCCAATAAATCTATTCTGGTCAATTATATTTCCCGTATTATTAGTGCTATCACAAACAATTTTAAAATCAGTTATACCTTGCCTAGCTTGAATTTCTCTAAGAACTGGTTCAACTATATTTATAAACCTTCTTCTTGTATACTCAGTATTTTGATCAAATAGCAGTGACCTAGAAGCTCTTGAAATAACTTT